GCCGACCAGATCGACCTCGTTACCGTTGACGGATTTCCATTGCAGTTTGACGTTGTGCGACCCGGCGGTCACTGGCCCGCTGAACCAATGGCGCTCAACATCGTAGTAGTAGCCACTCAGTAGCACATCCCCACCCAGGCCGACCGTCGCGTCGCCCACGCGCGTCCCGTCGACGATGAAGTCGAGATACATGATCTCACTCGTGCCCGGTCGCGTCGCCACGCCCTGCAACGTAATCGCCAGTCGCCCGCCCGTCGTCGTAATGGTGATGCTCAGGTTCGTCGCGTCGACATCGGTGAATGACGTGCTGGTCGTGCTGTAGCTGACCGCGGCGGTGTACTTGCCCTGCGGCGGTTTTTTGAGCGCATCAATGTTATCGCGCACGTGCGTGTTCATCATCGATGCGGTCACGAGTTCACCCGCCACCCAGGTGCGCGGTGTGGTAAATGTCGCCATATGCTTCCCTTAGAATCCGAGGTAGGTGTTGAAGTCCAGTTCGCTGTAACCGATCTGGTTCAGAAGCCAGAACTGATCACGCGCGGCGGGCCTCAATGTCCATGTCGTCTGATGATGATGCACGCCCGGCGCACCTGCGATGCTCAAGATATGCTGCTCGCCAACGATGAAGTAATCGCGACCATGCCCCGACCACGCATCTGCGAAGTTGATACGGTCGCCGACAGAAAGCGTAAGCACCGCTTCCATCAACTCCTGTCGTCGATTGGCGCTGAATGTCACCCGCGGAATACGCGTTCGTGCATCTTTGAACTTGCGCACCATGATGCGTGCGTAGTCACGGGCAAACTCTTCGTCGTCAATGACGGGGATGTTCACGGTCAATTCTTTACGCCCGTGATCGCGGATGCTGTTTTCGTCCTGCTCAGTTACAAACTGTTGTTCGCTGGTGATAATCGGCGTCCCGCGTAACTGAAACGTGTCGAGCGAGATGTCGCGAACTCCCGTGTTGGTGATGCGGACGCTCGCCGATGTGCCGCCCGGTGTCACATAAACTGCCGCCACGCCGGTCGCATCAGTGCCATCATTGACGTAACTGGCGGTGTAATCCGTGACTGGCAGCGGCGGGATCACGTCTTTAGCACCGATGCGGCTGTGTTTCTCTGTCACATCGACATAGCGCACGTTAAATTCGAGCACCTCGCCTGTTCTTAGGGTGCGGCTGGCGCTGGTCATGGTATAGATGACGGTGCCCGCGGCACCAATCTCGCGCACGATGTAATTGATGGTCACGACGTTGGCGAGGTCGTCGGCCCAGACGTATTCCGGTGGCGCTTCCTGGTTGCAGTCATCCGCCGTCATACTCAGTTTGTTTGTCAGGTTCGTCGCGTCACGATGGCGGCTGTGGAACTTGTATTTAAGTTCGCGCGGCTGGTAAAAGAAGCGACCACCCGCCTCCGCTGCTACCATGTCGCGAATGAACTGTTGTGCGTTCAGCCCGTTATCGCCTTCAATATCGCCGGTGAAGGCCAGGGTTTGCACGCCGGTATCGAAGTCGGTGATTGTGTTTTCCCACAGATAGATACTGTCCAGTTCACCCGCTCCAGCGACGCCAATCATCCAATACAGATGCGCATAGGGAAAAGGCATAATGCCGGTGTCGAACAGGTAGACAATCGCCTGATCAGCGGTCGTGTCTTGCGTCAGCGGTGGTTTGACCTCCGCGTCTAAAAGCTCGGTCGTGAAGTCGTCACACTCCAGGCGGACGACGCGTTCGCTGTAGCTGCCGATCTGCGGTGTGAGCGTCGCCAGTTTGCCGATCCACAGCGGATAGATCGTGTTGTTGTAGATGGCTTGCAGCTTGACAATCGTCCCGCGCTTCCACAGGCCATAATAGGGACTGCTCACGTTATCGGGCGAGAGCATCCCGTCCAGGTTCTTGAGTTCGACCGCCATGCGCGACGGCGGCGCGAATTCGTCATAAGCGTTCTGCATCCCGGCGTTCAACTGAGCCGCGTCGACGCGATCCGTCACGTCGGCAAGTTCGTGCGCATAGGTCAGGTCGCGACCGAAATCAATCAGCAGTTGGTACGCCGCCCCGATACTGCTCGTCATTACCGATTCCTCGTGTTGCCCGCGGTCGATCCACGTGTGCCGGAGGTCGTCCCAGGCGCGCTACCGCCGTTATCGCGGGTTGCGACCGCCATGGCCGCGGCCAGCCCGCCGCCGTTCAGGAGGTCAAGAATCTGGCGCAGCGCGGGCGGAATATTGACCTGGAGATCGAGCACGATGGTCTTGACGCCGGAAACCAGCTCATCAATCGCAGACTTTACGCCGTCCACATTCTCACGCATGACACCTGCATTTTCTGCGCTTTCAGCCAGGCTCGCTTTGAACTCGTCAGCACCGGCGGTTAGTTGCGTCATCAAGTCTTCAGCCCCGGATGTATTCAGCCGCGCGATGTCCTCGTCTGCCGTCATCGCGTAGCGTCCTGCAAATGCGCGCGGGTTCTGATTCGTCATCCCGGTCAAGCCCGCAAGCCCCAGGGTATTCGCGGCCATGATGTCGGGACTGATGCCCATTGACGCCAAGAGACCGATGTTTTGCGAGTAAAGCGCCGCGGCCTGCGCTGCCATATCGGGATTACCCGCGCCGAGTTGCAGCAGCATCGGTAGCAATTGCTCTTGCATCGCAAGACTACCGCTCGTTTCGCGACCGCTGACCAGATCAAGAGAACGTTGGATAGCCGCCAGCGTATCTTCGTTCGTATCTCTGTCTTTGCCTAAGTCAATCAGCGCGTCGGTAATCTCACCCAGACGCCCCCCGCCCTGCTGATTAAACACATCCGCCAGCGACATACGCTCCGCAGCGCTTGCCGCCCGCACCCATTGGTTCGCCATGTCGAACGCACTGGACGCCGCATTCGCGACATAGCCTGCGACACCTTCCATCGCGCTTTGCAGCCGTTGGGCAGCGGCGTTCGTGTGTGTCTCGGTGTCGATGCCGAGCATCCGCCCGACATTGCGCGCGCCTTCAGCCGCACGAAACACCTGATTGGCATACTCCGCCATGCTGACTGCGCCTTGTGCAGTTGCGGTGGCGATCTGCTGCGCGAATTGCCATGCTTGCGTGTCAAAGTTTCGCGGGGTGCCGAAGCCTCCGCCGGTAGTCATCCCTGAAATCTGGCGGTTGTAAAATAGAAACTTGTCGACCAATTCCTGCTGACCGGCGGTCAACTCGATTTGCCGCCCGTGGATGTCGCTGTATCCCTGCGCAATGTCACCCGCGCTGGTAGCCGTCTCGCCCGTCAACGTCTTGAAGCGATCCGCCGCCTCGACGATGCGTTGCAGTTCCTGATACGTGTCTACCGCATAGGGCGCGCCCGCCATCGTCGTAATCTGCGTGGTCTGGCTGAGTTCTGCACCGAACCGCTCCCAGATCGCGCGCGTGGTGTCACCGATGGAGGCTCGCCGCGCGGCATCGCCAGGATTGAGCAGCACATCCGCGATGCTCGTGTTCGCACGCGCCGCCACGTCCTGGATGGCGGTCACGCCCTCGATGATTGAGTTCACCCCAATCGCGAAGTTACCCGCCGCCTCATTTTTGAAGTTGGCGATGCGCGCTTCCAGACGAGCAAATCCGGTCTCGCCTGCGGTGGCGGAATCCCCCAACCTACTCAGGCTGTTATCCATCTCATCGAGGGTTGCCTGAAAGAAAGACGCCTCCCGCGTGATACCGGGGAATTCGTCTTTGAGTTCCGAGACTCGCTGGCGAACCGCCGCGGCACTGATGCCGAAGGTATCGAGGCGCAAATACGACTGATTCGCCATGAGGAGACTGAACTCCTCAATCGCACTTTTGGCATCCTTACCGAACGCACGCCCCAAGCGGATCGCGCCCGACGTCATTTCTGTGAGCTGGTCAGTGCTGTTGGTCAGGTTCATCGCCAATAGACGATTTGCCCCGGCAATCAAGTCGAAATCACTGACCACGCCGCCAGTTGCTTCGCGCAATCGCGAGAGCACACCCGTGCTGTCCATATTCAGCACAGAGCGCGACAGCGCATCAAAGTTCGTGGTCGCGATATTGACCTTATCGCCCAGACGCGCAAAGTCCACTGCGAAGCGTGACACACCGATAACGCCCAGCCCCACCAATGCCCCGCGAATCTCGCCGCCCAACTGCGACCACGTACCCTGCTGTCGGCGCGCGGCATTGCCCGCCCGCGTGGTGGCATCATCCGCCTGTCCAATGGCGGTGTTGTAGCGGCGCATCACGTCACTGAAATTGTCAGTTGCGCTGATGCGTAAAGTTACCGAACGCTCGGCCATGGTGCTCCAAACGAAAACCGCCTTGCGGCGGTCTTACAACAGTTCTTGCGCAATCGCGAGGATGGCGATATAGATGGCTTTCTCGATGGAGAAATTCTCGTCCCGGTCCGCGGCGGCGCGGACGTGCGTCCCGATGTCCCTTACGTCCATGCGTCTACGCCGAACGTGGGCGATCCAATCGTACTGATCACTCGTCGGCAGTGCTGCCCACTCCTCTTTCGTCTTGATATTCAGCATCTGGCGCGCCTTCAGGATGTCCAGTTCCAATCGTGTGAAACGACTCCGCGCGCCGGTCGATGCGGCTTACACCCCCAAACGTGAGCGAAAGTAACGCGGACATGAGTTGACGTGTCACGCTCGCATCCATCTTCGTCCCGATGGCTTCCGCCTTCTGTTCCAGCGTATCCCCCGGAATGTCGATCAGCAGCGCCGCCGCCAGCCTGCGCCAACTGCGCTCGGCATCCGCCGCCGCACACGCCGCAAGGTAGCCCGCATCCCGCTCGTTGTAGATCGGTTCTGCGCTGCCCTTCTTGAAACCGCTGACCGGCGCTCCAGGCTGCGGTACCGTCCTGCCAATATCGTCCCACTCGCCGACCGAGAGCGTGCGCATCTTGTAGATGATCGCCTTGTCGTTCGGCAGTTCGACGACGATTTCGGCTTCATACGTCATCCCGTCGTCAAGGCTGGTCGCGGTGCCGATGATTTCTAGTTCGCGCTTCCCGTTGCCATTGTCATTCGCCATATGCGCTCCATCTGTTCGCATGATAGGTCATGTTGAATTGGAAGTTGCCGCCTTCGTTGCCAACCAGTTCGAGCGAGTCGATGCGCCCGGAATAGAACAGATAGCCCGCGCTGTGCAAGGCGTTGCTCTGATCCATCCGCATATGCACCGCCGTCGCGCTGTTGAAGATGCGTTGGATCGTCAGGTCGGGTGAGAATATTGCGCCAATCTGAACATCCGCACGCTGGCCGGTCAGGTGATCCCAGTAGTTGCCGTCCAACGTCGCGCGGTTCACCCATCCTTGCATCATCGAGGCGCGTGAATTCTGGATGTAGGCAATCGTCGCGCTGGCCGTCGCGGTCGCAGTCCAAACGTACAACGTACCTTCGGGCCAGCTAAACGCCTCTTTTGACATGGCTTAGGCCAGGTATCCCGATGCGGTCGGGCCGTTCATGCCCAGGAAGCGCCACGTCCACTCAATCGTGTCCTCGTTTTCGCTTTCCTGGAAGTTGGCATTGACCGGCACACCGCCGTAGAACTGGTAATACAACGCGGATGCACTGCCCTCTTCCTGCGCCAATGCCTTGAATTCAAGGTGCTCATTGGGAACGGTTGAGGCGATACCAGAGGCGCTGTAGACGCGCTGTCCTGTCCATGCGCAGCGATACGTCACTTCAATCGGATCGCGACCGGCAATCTTGAAGTGATGCGGGTTGCCGCGCTCTTTGATTTCCGCAATCGTCTGCGCACTGCGGAACGAGAACGAACGCACGAATGCGAACGTCACGCCCGATGCTGCCGACGCGGTAATCCAGCCGTTGGCGCTGCCCGTCCCGGCTCCAACACGCGTGAGTGCGCCTTCCGCCATCACGCGAACTTCATTCTTAGCCATGATTTGTCTCCTGAATGCTGCTTAAACTCGGAGTGTCCAGCGATAGGTTATCTGCATCCGCCGCCGTTCGATGTCCGGATTCGGATCGGGCGCGGTCGCGAGGATATTGAACTCTTGCAATAAGACCCGGTAGCTGGTCGCAACCGGGGTAAAAGGGTCAGTCTCGTAATCCGTGATCACAATGCTGGCGGTTGATGTGGCGGCGCTTTCGATGATACGCTCCATCGACCGCAACTGCGCTTGCCAGTTAGCGCTTTGGCGCGACACCCAAGCGTTGATTTCAAACAGCCCAACGCCCGCGCGCCCCTTCTGCCCTGCGCCGACCACGCGGCCTTGATAGCGGTCTTCGCGTGAGACCGGGATATGGTGCAGGCTGTAGCATGGCATACTGGCGCTGATTTCTGCCATATCGAAAACGACCCCCACGGAGGGCAACCACGTAGGGAGCGACGCCCCGGTGATGAGCGTGTTTGCCCACGCATTGAGCGTCGCTTCCACATTGAAGGTACTCGTCACGACCACCGCCTGACCATCATCTCGATCACGTCTTCCTCGAATGCGTTCTGCACACGCACGCCGATGGCGTCAATGAAGCCCGCGGGCGCTTGCCGTGAGTGCCCTTCGTTCAATCGCCCGATGTACTCGACTTCACTGCCCTCAGTGATTGACAGGTGGGCGCGATCCTCTTCCCAGATACCATCGCTTCCGCCAGCGGGCGGCGTGGAATGCCCCCACGAGGCGCGCGCGCGCCCGGTATCGACTGGCATTTCGAGCTTGACCTGACGTTCCGCTTCAAGTGCTGTGCGTCGCACCTCGTCCCACAGCGCATCATCCGCCTGTTCGTAGAAGATGCGCGCGTGCTGTGCTTCCCGTTCCAAGTCGCTGCCGTCAATCTGTAGGCCGATCATCTTTCACCGCTTCCAACTTGACGTAGAAGTCATAGACGACGTTGATTTGCGTCGCCAGCGCATTCGCGAATACATCCGGGTACTCCGCCATCCACAGCGTATGCGGGAGCAGTCGGTAGACGACCGGCGCGCACGGACGGAAGTTAATCCCGCCGTTGGCGTACTCGAAGCTGTTGTGCTCTTCCGGATGCATCGAATGCTGGAACGTGTGCTCCGTCAGGTAGCGCGTGTGCGTCGGGTCAGTCATCGCGCCCGACGTGAATGCGTACGGCGATAGAATATGCACGACAGCGCCCGGTGTCAGCACACGGTAGAGTTCGCTCCAGAAGGCGTACCAGCCGTCTTGTAATCCGCGCAGATAGCGGCTGCGGTCATCGCCGTTAGTGACCCGTATCTCATGCGGGATGTGCTCGCAGATGTGCGCCAGCAGCGCGCCATCGTAGGCGTTGTCTTCCAAAGGCCACGGATACGTGAACACATCGAACTGCTGGTCGACGCCCGGCGTCTTATTGCGGTCAACGTTGTGCCACAGCGGAAAGTTGTAGAGTGCTTCATCCACCAGCACGTGATGATCCGGGCGCGGGCGCGGTAGCGTGATGGTTCCGCAACCGAGGTTTAGAAACGGCTTTTGCATTATCGTGCCTCCACCCACTGGATAATCTCTCGCGCTCTGGCGTCCCATGTGTGCCGTTGCACCGCCTCCTGCATGTGAATGGTGCTCGTCTTGCACTGCCCGCGCTCTTCATTGAGTAGTTCGCGCACGCGTTCGACAATCGACTCCCCCGCTTCCGGTTGGTAGGTGCTTAAGCCGTGCAGCCCCAGTTGTGCGCCTGTCTTGCGGTCGACCAGATCGTGAGGCACGGAACCAAGAACGTGACAACCGAGGGCGGCGCTTTCGAACCATCGCTGCGACAGATCGCCGAACTCACTGATGCACAATGCGATGCGCGCTTGATGATGCGCTTTCGCGTAAGCCTCATACACCAGCCCGATACCCGCCAGCACCTTGAATCCCGCCGCCCGCAGGTCGTTGACCGCTTGCACGCGATCCGGATACGGATAGCCGAGCAGGATCACGTCGAACGCGCGGTCGTCGAACGGTATCGGCGACGGCTTGAAGTAGATCGGGTCATATGCACACGGTAGCCACGTCTCGTCGTCGCGCTCGACCGGTTGCGTTGGGCCGTGCGCATGAGCGAGGAAGTAGTGGTCAAACCATGGACGGCGGTAATCGCGCACGTGGTTGTCAACGCCATAGACGACCACCGGTTTTGTGTATTCTGGCGGCACTGGCTTCATACTATCCAGCAGCGCCGGGTCACTGTCCATGACGATGTAGAGATCAGTTTCGAAGTCTTGCTCTACGCTCTTAATGTCATCCGGCTCCCATACGTACTCCGGCGGCAGCGTTAGCCCCCAGATATTGCGCCCGCGTGCAGGCCCGACATGCTTCACATCGTGCCCCGCGCGCTTGAAAGCGTCGGTCATGTAGCGCGCTGAGCAGATAGCCCAATGATTCGCCACTATGAGGATTTTCATTTTTCGTGGTATGCTTTCAGCAGCCATAGCGCACCTCCTCGTGCGTACCTGGTCAGAGGCGGCGATACGTGTGTGTGTCGCCGTTCTCGTTATTGTACCACACTACGCCCAGAAATGCTCACGGATGGCGTCGGTGTCCGGCTCAATCAAGCCCGTATCAACCCATCGCTCACGGAAGATGCGCGCATTGTCAGCGAATCGCGGGTTGCCGCCGGTGCTGCCTACGCGGTGAATGAAGGTCACACGCGGTTCATACCACGTCTCGTAACCCGCTTTGGCAGCGCGGATACAAAAGTCGCAATCCTCAAAGTAGCCCCGTCCATACGCCATGTCGAACCCGCCCAACTGTTCCCACACGTCACGGCGCACGGCCATCGCCGCGCCCGTCGTCCAACTCACCCGCTGCGAGCGCGCGATTTCGGGCACGTGCACATTCGAGTAGCCCAGGCAGCGGTGGAATGGTTGCCCCGCGCCATCGAACAGCCCGCCCGCGCTTTGCAGCTTGCCGTCGGGGAACAGCAGCCGCGCGCCGACGATGCCCACCTCTTGCGACTGCTGGAAGGCGTGGATGAGTTGGGTATCCCAACCATTCAGCATACCATCCACCCAACCGCCCGACCAGCCATAGACGCCGTACACGTCCTGGTTGACGAACAGAATGATGTCGCCTTCAGCGTGTGCCGCGCCTGCATTGCAGTTGCCTGCGAAGCCGAGATTGTCCGTGTTCCGCTCGCAGCGCGCGACGCGTGGCGAGATGACCGCCGGGAACATCACGTGCGGGCTGGCGTCGTCGCTGACGATGTATTGTACGTCGGTCGTCTGCATGGCCTGAAGGCTGTTGAGGCACATCATGACGCCGTTCAGATCGTCGTAAGCGGGGATGACCACAGATATTCTCACGACTTCACCCCATCGACGCTAAAAGCCACGTCCGCCAGTTGCACCGCGTCCGCTTCCATCAGGCGCATCGCATCCGGCACGATAACCTCGACCGGCGGCGGCGCGGATTGCGGCATCTGCGGTGGGAACATCGGCAGTTGTGCGGGCGGGATGAGCGCGCGCCGTGCCATCACGCCGTCAATCGCGGCCTGCATGGCGTCCGCAGCGCTGTCCCACGTCCACTCGCGCGCCGCTTTCATGCCGCGTTCGGCAATCACCGCGCGCTCGGCTGGCCCGTCGTAGAGCGCTTGCAAAGACATGACGAGCGCGCGCATGTCCGGGAAGTAATCCTCTGCGCCGCCCCATGTGCCAGGCACGCCGTAGCCCGTCGTCGGGATGAGCATCCCTCTGCCCTCTCCGACAATCTCCGGCCCGCTGCAATAGTCCTGCGCGATACTAACCACGCCGCACGCCATCGCTTCAGCCAGCGGGAGGCCGTAGCCTTCGCGGTGCGAGATGACCATGTGCGCGTCCATGATGTTGTAACGTTCGCGCAAGTCCATCAAGCCGAGGCGCATCGCGTCGTGACGAAACAGAATCTTGCTCACGTCCCACCCGCGCTGTTTGCAGACGGCGGGAATGTCCCACCCGGCGGGTGAGACCGGATCCATGTCCATCAGATAGCGCGCGCTCGGTTTGTCGGCTGCGAACTCAAAGAACGCCTGCATCATGAGCGTGATCGCCTTGCGCCCCTGGTTCATGCACGCCGTCCCGACGATGAACGCCTCTGGCGCAAGGCCGACCTTCGCCCGCAATGCAGCGCGCTCGCCATCCGGCAACCGGTAGAAGCGATTGCCATCAACGCCCGGTCGCAGCAATGTCGCCTCAACCCCGGCCTTGCGGTACTCATCGACGCCGAACTGTGAGATATTCAGTACCGCATCTGCGCGCTGGGCATTCTCAACCCAACGCGGGAAGATAGGCGCACCATCGACCGGCGTGACGATAATGAAGCCGTACTTGCTCCAATCGAGCGGCGCATTGCGCAGCCCTTCCGCATACGGTGCATCCTGGATGACGCACACAATATCCGGGTTGAACGCACTGATGATCTTCGCACTTTCACTCAGCCAATCTTTGCCGCCCAGCGCAGACACCCAGTAGGGCAGCCGCTCGCCTTCGTACATCGGCGGGAGCAACCCGTCGTAATTGATGCCCGCCGCCACCACTTCATAGCCGCGCTTGACCAGGCGCGTGAACGTCTCGTCTGCAATGCGACCGTAGCCGGTGGCCGTCCCGTTGTCACTGAGCACGAATATCTTAGGCATCAACTCTCCTCAACTCTCAGATAGAACACCTGAACGAAGCGCTGCCCGCTATACGACGCACCGCTGTTCGTCACCAGTCGCGCGCTGAACGGGTAATGCGCACTCGCGCCGACGTTGTTATTCAAGCGCACGCTCGTCTTCAGACTGACGCAAGCGGAGGCCGTCCCGAATGCGGTAGCACTGGCACCGCTGGCGCTGTTGTAGGCCGTCCACTTGTACTTGATGCCGCTGACGATGCCCGTCAGATAGCTGTAGACCCCGGCGGGCGTGTAGCCTTCGGTGTACCAGTCCCACGCGCTGGCGGTCTCTCCAGCGAGAAACCACGCGCCCGTCCCACCGCTGGCACTGACACGCGCCATCGACACGTAGCCCGACCACTCGGTCTCGTAATCTTCGATTTCTCCCGCCCACTTAAAGGCGGTGTCACGGTCTCGTAAGAGTCTCGGTGCGGTCATTCCACGTCCACCACGTTCATATGAAACCGGCGCACGAGGACACGATTACTCGACCCGGCGCTGGTTGTCTGCAACATACCGCTGAACTTCAGTCCCGTCGCCGTATCCTGATTGTTCCAGATGCGAATCGATGTGCGCAATCCGATGAGCGCCGAAGCGGTTGCCGTGGCCGTGCCACTGATGAGACCTGACGACGACCAGATATGTTCCATGCCGCTGTGAATGCCGGTCAGGAACTGGTTGATTCCGGCGCTGTACGTCCACCAGTTGAAGCCGCTACCCGTCTCGCCAACCAGGAACCACGCCCCCGTGCCTGCGGACGCGGAAACACGCGCCGGATCGATGCGATCAATCCAGTCGGTGTAGTAGTCGATGATTTCGCCGCGCGTTTTCTGTACGGTGGTCTCTGCGGTCAGTTTGCGTGCGCTCACGACTGCCCTCGCTTAATCGTGTTGACGTAGGTGCCGGGCATGGTAGCCGGTGTCGAGTCGCTTTCCACGCGATACACTTCGCCTTGCCACACCAATTCGTCGCGACGGCCCAGCGGTTCGCGTGTCGTCGCCTTGAACGTCGTACTAATTGTCAACCCGGCTGCACCCTGTACTTCAATCTGATTCAAGCCACTGCCGAACAGCGCCGTAATCGTGCGCTCGACATAGCGTGGCGCGCTGCCCAGCCCCGCGACCGGGACGCCCGCCGATGCGCTCACGTATTTGCGCCACGTGACGACGTGACCGGCGTTCTCGAAGATGGCGGTCTGCTGTTGGTTGATGCGTTTACGCGCGGGTTTGCGGTACGGCATCAGTAGTTCTCCTGCTGTTCAGCCCAACTCTCCATTGCCCCGCCACTGGCTGCCGTCTCTTCTTTCTGTTCCGCCTTGATGATGCCGTATAGTTCGCGCAGATGCACCATCGCCTGTGTATCATCATACGACGTGCCATCGGCGGCGGCCCAGCGTGCGCGCTTGATGCCATCGAACAGCAGCGCGCCCAACGCTTCCAGCGATGCGCCGACGACCGTCCCGCCATCGCTCAGGAACTGGTCGATCTCGTCGTCGCTAAATACGCTGTGCGTGTAGACGGTCTGATAGGCGGACGACGCGCTGATGACGCCTGAGAACGCGACGCTGCCACTGGTATTGAACGTCGCGCCCGTCGCCGACCACGCGGTATTCCCCTGCGGGACGTACGCGCTGGCGGTCGTCAGATTGCGATGCGGCAAGGCAAACGTCGTCGCCGTGCCATCACCATAGTACGTATCGCGCGCCTGTTCCGGGATGTCCTGGATTCTAATCCTTACTTTCTGAAGCTGCGTCAAGGCCACGTTTTTCTGCCTTTGCTTTTCGTCTTACCCAAGCGGCCTTGCGCGATTCTGATTGTTTGGCACGGTATTCTGGGTCTTCCCATTGTGCCTTAAATGTAGCGCTTTGCTTCGCTCGGTATTCCGGATCTTCCCATCGCGCCCGACTCTGTGCACCTGTCTTTGCCCGCTCATCAGGATTTTCGTAACGCTTTAGAGTCGCTTGTCGTCTCACCTCAGTGGGCATCGCTTTTGCGAACTTGCTCATTCGCATCCGTTGTTCATCTGTCACGACACTCTTCATAGTGGCGCTGTGTTTCTCACGTTCGCCAGGTCTTGCCCACCGCTCTAATTGTGCGCGCCGATTACTGTCCCCGAAAGCGCCGCTGGCTATACAATTCCTGAGTCCTTCAATGCGCTTGTTTCTCACCTCTTGGTCTTCCCAAGTTCCCTGCGTTCTGACACTGCGCCGCGCGCGTTCACTAGGGTCATCACAGATTCGACGTTGAGCTTCGCTCATTTTTTCGCGCGTAGTTATACTCGGTTTGTATCCGGCGTGTCCTTCTCCACCCTCAGTATGATTGGTAAGACGCCACCCGTGGCTATTGGCATATGCAATCCACGCCTTTTCTTGTTCGCTACCAGATCCAGGGGTTGTTTCTAGGATGATTAGGCCAGGTTTCAATCCAGCAGTCAGCAAGTGTTTGATCCATGAGCATACGTGAGCACGATAACCGTTCTTGGCACGCGATATGTGCAGGCGTAGACGGCGCTCGACATTTTGGATTGTCTTGCCAATATAGCGTATTTCACCCGTTGTGGGATCAGTTAGCGCATATATTGTGCATAGACGAGATTGCGGTTCGGGGTTATGATGTTCCACAGTAGCCAACCTCCATTGGTTACTCTTCCCCTGGGTGTCACATCACCGCAGGGGACTTCCTTGTCCCATTATACCACGCTATTCCTCGTCGGTCGTTTCTTCGGCGTCCGCTTCCGGCTCGTCTTCGTCCGGTGCTTCTTCCGGCGTGACCGTCGCCTTGGCCTTCTTGACCTTCGGCGCGACGGGCGCGGGTGCTTCGACTTCCGCCGTCTCTGCTTCCACCGGCGCGGCGCTTTCGAGCGCCTTGATACGCGCGTTCGCTTCCTGGAGCGCTTCATTCAGCTTGGCAAGCTGCCCGGCGATGTCGTTGGTCTGCTGTTTCTGCGTTTCCGCTTCGCGCAGCGCCACGGCCATGTCGTAGATGAGGTGGGCGTAACCCATGCGGTTCTCATCCAGCCACTGCGCGGGCGTCATGCTCGTCTTGGTCATGGCGATGTAATGCTTGACCGCGCCCGGTAACGCATTGAGTTTGGCCTGCGAACGGCCCGCACTCTCGACCTGTGCCTCGATGTAGGCGATGACCTGCTGCCCCTCGTCGGTCAATTGTCCACCATGGTTGATGAACACGGGAATCTCTGGCATGTCTGTTCTCCTCAAATGAGGGGAGGGGGCAACCCCTCCCCTGCTGTTCACTGATGGCTACAGCGTCGGACGGGTGGTGTTCGTGCTGTAGTAGAAGCCGCGGTCGTCGACGAAGCCGACACCGAAGTAGCCGGTCGTCACCCAATCGATCTTGTCGCTCAGCAACCAATCGGTATTGCTGGCGTTCTGTGCCGACTGCATGACATTGAACGGCTCGACAGACTGGAACACCAAGCCCATCGCCCGGCTGTCACAGATCACGAATTCGTAGCTGCTGCTGAAGTACGGGCTGACGATGATGCGGTTGAGCGCGCCGCGGTAGACGTTCAGCGTCCCGCGTTCGGTCTCGTCATCCGCACCATAGTTCAGGCTGTCCGAAGACAGTAGTTTCTTAACGGCCCATTCCATGCGCGGCCCGATGATGATCGTGTCCGCCATGTAGCCCAGATACATCCCGCTCTTGCGATCCTTCGCGGTCGCAATCGTCGACAGCACGGTCTCGAAATTGACGTGGGTCAGGGTCGTGTTGCCCGTATTCGCGCCGATGTCGTTGTCGTTGGTTGTCGAGTTGCGGGTGTAGTTCCCGGCGGTCGTCAGTGTCTTGTACACTTCGGCCTCTTCGGTGGCCGCACCGCTGCGACCGAGCAGCGTCGCCGTCTGGCGAATCTTGCCGATACGGTCGAAACGGATGTCGTCACCGAGCACCGACACTTTCGCCGAGTAGCGGAAGTTCTGCACCACGGCACTCCCCTCAAACGAGGACAGCAGCGCGGGCGCTTCCATGCCGCTGCGCGTGCGTGGGATTTGTCCCATGCCCGCGTCGCGCAGGTAGTATTCTTCCGGCTTGGTGCTGGTCTCACGCATAACGAAGCCGTCAATCGTGCGCGGCATGTCGCGGAATGCGGTAAAGGCCAGGAACTTGAAGTCTTGGCGCAGCATGTTACCAGCGTCCGGTTGCTGCACCAGTGCTTCACTCAGCTTCAAGCGGGCAGAGCCGCCGTTGGCGAGCTTGGCTTCGAGCCAGTTGAACGCTTCGTAATCGATCTCCGGCGCATCCATCTTGCGTTCGCGAAAATCGCCAGCCTGGACATTCACGATGTCGATGATCTTAGGTTGATTCTGTTCGCTCATGATGTCCTCCTACAGATAGGCCGCGAAGTTCGCGTCCGACCAGATGTCGTACTGCGACTCGCCGCTGCCACTGCTGACCTTCGCCAGCCCGACGACCTTACCCAGAGCCAGCGCAGGCGCGCCGGTCGGGTTCGCGGAAATATGCACGGGAGCAGCGGTTGCCCACTGCGCACCGAGACCCGTCAACCCGGTCGGGGCATTGACGCCACTGCCGGTCGTGAGCGGGAAGACGTGCTGCCCGTACAGGATATTCGCGCTGGCGGTGATGTTGTAGTACGCCGACACGCGCTGCGGCCCCTGTCGCATGTACAGGAGCGCGGTGTTCTGCTTCGAGTTGCCGAAGCTGTCGTAGACGACATTGCTTTCCAGCGCCCAGCCGAGCGCCGACGCGCGCGCCGCTACAGCGTTACCGCCATTGGCCGCGATACCGGTTGGCACTCCGAAATGACCACTGGCGACCAACAGATCACCAGGATTGACCGCGCCCGTAACCGGCACGACGCCGAAGATGATGTCTTCGGTCGACGGAATGCCGTAGGGGGCTGCGGTGGGAACGTTCGCCATGATTTACCTCGTTTGTTTCTTGACGCGACGCGACCACGCTTCATAGTCTTCGCCATCCCGCGGGACAACGCTTTCGACGACACGCCGCTGCTCCGGATCGGTGCGCGCGGCTACGCCCGTGACGTTGACGCGTGGTGTCGCGCCGCTCGTCTGTGCTTTTCGTTGTTCACGCTCGATGATGGCCGCCCATTGCTCAGGGTCAGCCTCCACGAGGGAAGTGCGCAGGTCTTGCTTCCACGATGCAGGCAGCTTGACCGCCTGTAACGCCTCAACGACCATCAACTCACGCGCCTTACGCAAGGCTTCCGCCTGCGCAGCTTCGCGTAACTGTTCGGCCTGCTTGAGTTCGACCTGTGCGTGTTCGAGTGCCTCACGCAAACGATTAGCTTCGGCTTCCGCCGCCTTGACCGCTTCCGTCTGGCGCACTGCCTTATACTCACGTCGCAGACGTTCGGTGAACTCTGGACGTGCTTGCAGCCATTCTTCATAATCCAGCGCTTCGAGGATGGCATTCAGCATCGCATCCCCGTCGCTGGCGATCAGCGGCATATAGGCCCCGCCCGCCGCTGGCGTGGTCACATCGTCCACGCTCTCGACATAATCAATACTGTCGACGACCATCAGCTTGCGCCCATCGCGCTCTTCGGCGTGGCCGGAGCCAAGCGCATTGATTGAGCCGCCCATCAGTGACGTCGGGGCGCGGCCTTCGATGATGTCCTGCGCGACTGACCACGCATCCTCGCCCGCCTGCGTGCGCGAGAAATGGCGCACCGCATACAGGCCGCCCTCTTCGAACGTCACGCCGCTCAACCAACCGGTGATGTTGCGCACATCGCGCTCCGGTCGCTCTTTGAGTTCGCGCGGCGACGGGTGATTGGCGTACGTCTTGACGCCTTCGAACAATGCCGACGCTTTACGCAGCACGTCCGCGCTGTACTCGCGCCGATTGGCGCTCTCGCCGACGGCAATGATGCGCTGGCGCACACTGCGATTGTTGACATCAATCACGGCCTCTTCTAACGTGAGGCTTTCGATGAGCGGTTTTGGTTTCATGTTAGCTGTCCCAGGAAGTCGTTCAGGATACTATCGGCGAATAAGCCTGCACCTGCGCCGAGCAGGAAGTCCGCAAATGATGTCCGCGGCGCTTCATCAGCCCACGTCAGTACACTGTCCATGATCACCGGAATAATCGTGCATCGGCAGCGTGGATGCGCCGGAGGTCTGAAATAATCATTCAAAGCGTATACCTGCATGTTGTAGCCCTCGCATTCGACGCACACGCGCTCATCCCTCGCTGTCAGCCACTGGTAGCCCGACAGGAGATCGCTGTTGGCGTTGTAGGCCAGCCACGCACCGTCGTTCGACGCTTTGTTGACGACCGTGCGTGTCAGAGCTTCGATACGGTTGAAGTTCGCGCGCACGTCAGGTGCATTCGTTCGCCGGTCCGTGCTCACGCCCATCACATTGCGCACGCGGCGCATGATGTCGTCGATGCCCTCGCCCGCGCTCATACCATTGCTCAGGGCGATCTCGATGTCCGCGGTTAGCCGGTCGAGCTGCACCGCATATTGCGCACGCCACTCGCGGCCCAACAGTGAGCGAATGAGTTGGCGGTAGACATCTGGCCCGACCACCTGCTCACGTAAGGCGCTTTCACGCAGCGTACTCGCGACGTCGCTTGCCACCTGCGGGAACGACAACGGCGGCATCTGAATCGCCACTTCCGGTCGCGTCCCGATGTCGAGCTGCCAGATGCGCGTGTAGTAGCCCGCGTAGTAGGCGACGACGCTGGCATCCAGCCCGCCGAGCGCGAGATCATCCGCCAATTGTTGCACGCGCAGGCGCATCGCATTGACGACCGTGCGCCGCCATTCCACACCGGGGCGATCCTGCGCAGGCTTCGTGATGTCGAGTCGATCCGCCGTCGTGCGCGCCGTCTCGCGGATGTCCGCAAAGGCTGCCTGATACAGACGATAGGCTGAGACGACCGCCCTATCCTCGTGCTCGAACAACCGCGCCTTGTGCCACGTCTCAGCGTAGCGCATGGCGACGACCGGCATCTGCCCGGCGCTAATCAGTTCCGGGTCGAGCGTGCGCTTAAGTTGTCTGGCGTTGACGGGCATTCGTCATCTCGTCTTCAGGCTCGGCATCTTCCGAATCCCCGGCATCGCTTGCGCCTTCATTTGCGCCCGGCGATTCTTCAGTGTCGGCTCCTGGCATTCCCGGTATCGCCATGCCCGGCGGCATCGGCTTCAACCCAGCCACCACGTCACGCATATCTTGCATCTGATCGCGCTTGAGGCGTTTCTGCACGATGGCGTAATCAAAGCCGAGTTCGTTCGTGGCGGTCTCGTTATCAACCCAGCGGTACTGCGCCGCGATTTGCAGCGCCTGCGCCAGCGAGACGATATTGTTGTTCTGCATCGGTGAATATTTCACGTCGAACGCGTCGACCGTCTTGCACTTGCGCGGCGTGCCCTTGCGCGGCATTGGCGCGGGCAGTTCACCCGGCATTACCGGCACCGGCAGATCGTCGGCGTCATCCATGTCTTCGTAGACCGGATCGCCGTCCACGTCCTGCTCATCGACTTCTTCGGGCAGCACGCCCGCATCGACCGCCGCTTGCAGTACCCGGCGAAAGACCGGATACCACACCTGTTCGATCATGATGGTCTGATACTCTTCGAACGTCGTCAGCGCGGGCAGTTCCTGTTTCGTCGCCGTCGCGAGGTTGGCGTTCTCACCATCGCTCAGCATGTACTCCGGAATGCCCAACCCGACCGCGCTCATGAGTTTAATTTGTCTCCCGTCTTCGCCCGCGTCCGTGCTGCCGACGGTGTTTGACAGCGCCTGCACATCCACCTTATCGCTCTCGACGGCCACACTGCCCGGCGACGGCGGCTTGCGCCAGCGCGCGGCCACGGCAGCAATCACGTTCGGCGACGCGGCGGTCACACGCACCAGCCACAACAGCGCGTTACGCCAGTGGTTTTGACGTGCGCGATTCTCCAACCAGTCCTTATACGCGCGCAGCCACGGGAGGATGCTGTACAGTTCCGGGCGTCCGCGCAGTTCGTAGCCATGACGATTGATGGCGACGTGCAATATTTCTTTGGCGTCGATGTCCACCTGTTCGGTCTCGGATGCATACGGTGAATCACCGGCGGTCTTGTAGAACTGAAAACGAAACATTTTTTTGCGTCGGAAGAATCCCGGCTCGGTCTCAATGAACTGACATTCCCACGGGCGCAGCGGAGCCATGACGACCTCACCGTTGCCCTCAAAGAATCGGATCATCAGTTCGCCATCGACGAGCAAGTCCTTGACCGCCTGGCGCTCGTATTCGCGCACCGCATTATCTTCGTTGTCGCAGAAAGCGTCGAGGACTTCCTTCACCTTATCATTCTTCGGCGTGAGGTTGAAGCCTTCACCGACCACGAATGCGCTCACGTAGTTGACGCCGCGCTTCGCAATCGGGTTGCGCTGGTAGGCCGCGTGGGTGTTCGTCAGCACGTACTCGCGTGTCGACCAGTTCCACTCTTGCAGCGGGTCTTCGGTCACGGGCGAGAACGGCACATCGTCCGCGCTGCGATAGGGCGTGTCGAATTGAAAGCGGAAGGTGGCACGCGCGCTCTCGGTCAGGTATTCTTTCAGCTTGCCTTTGCGGGCGAGCGCTGCTTCCATCTGGCGTGGAAGCAGCGTCGGCATTCCGTATGCGCCGCCGTCGTCGATCATCGGCACCGCGCCCGCGTCATGCAGCGCGCCCAGGTCTTCAGTTGTCAGCGTTGCACTGCGCTTGCCGGTTAAGGCTCGCCAAGCCGCCCTAAGTTTACCCATCCAGGCCGATCCTCTCGCGTCCATTCCGGGCGCGTGTCGCGTATGCCGTCGTACTCGCCATCATCAATAAATCCGTCTTCATTCTCGAATGAAAAGCCCGGCGCTTCCGTGTCTTCCGGCTTCAGGCGTTCGATCAGCCGGTTAATAAGTTCCTGCAATCGTGCCTGTCGTGTCATGATGAAAATAGCCATCCGTCGTCAGTGTGTCTATCGACATCACCGCATAACGCAACATGTCGCCGAAGTCATCCCCGCCGCGTCCGAATTCGTCGCAGTCCACTTTGAGTACGTCTTCGAGCCGGTTCGGATCGCGCATCAAATACGGCAGTGTTTCAATCGTGCGCTCGCAGTTCGAACAGATGAACAACCGCGCGGGCTTTCCATTGCGCGGATCGCCGAGCAGACGAGAAATCTCTTGCCAGCCGAGTACGCGTGAACCGGGTGAGACATCCGCCATGCGCAGACTCAGGTTCATACGCGCATACTGCTCCGCGACCGTCTCCTGTTGCCCAGCGCGCAAGTTGAAGGCGTCCGCACCGGCCACGAAGGACACCATGGTCATCTCGTAGCGCCGGATTGTGTTCAGAATGTCGGGCGCGATGTCTTCCGGGTGCATCTTGCGATGCCCCATCTCGTGGAAGAGATAGCGGTTGCCGTCGTCGTCGACCGCCACAAAGCCGGTCGCGTTCCAGTGCGAGAACCCAGCATCAATCGCAGCGTAGACGTACCAGTTCGCCGGGATGCGATCCATCGGCGGGATGACATGCGTGTCGTAATCCCACGTCTCGAAGTAGGCCCCGGCGGCCACGTCCCAGTCGCCATAGCGAAAGGCGCGCAGTTCTGCCCCGCGTAGCTCTTCCAACGTCTGGGTGTATTCCGGATCAACGAACGCATTGTCATCGACCGTCGCCGGGATAAATGCCGTCTTGCCGACTTCCCCCCGTCGTGCCGGGTCAACAAACCGCTTTTTGTACCACAGGTGACCGATGCCAAGCGGGTTCGTCGGGCACAGCGCGCGCGGGCGATAGCCCTTCGACGAACGCAGCGACCGGCGCAGCGTCATGTACGTGCGCTCGCTCAACTGCGTCGTCTCTTCGAATACGATAATGTCGTATTCCTGCCCCTGGTAGGTCAGGGCGCTGCGGTCATCCTTGAAGCCACCGATGACAATGCGGCTGCCATTCGGGAAGATGATATGGTTGGTGTTGATGTCGCAGTCGACGTATTGCAGCACGCGCATCGACTGGTCATACATCTGCTCACGCGCCGCCTTGCCGGTGAAGCGCAGGTACAGCACCTTGAGGCCGGGATAGCGGCGGCACTCTGTGCCCACGATGCCAAGTGATGAGAACGACTTACCGCCCGATTGTGCGCCGCCCATGCCAATCTCGCGCGGGTTGTCAGGATTGTCGGCGGCATGAACAGCGGCGGCATATTCGAGTTGTTTCGGCTGTAGGCAGTTGCGCGCTTCGAAGTAATAGCGCGCAATCTCGGAGCCGAGCACGTTTACCGCGTGCGCTTCGTACTTCGCTACACCGCCGTAGACTTTCTCACACCGCGACGCGTAATCGTCACTGGCTGTCGTCTGTGTCGGCTCTGCGGTCAAGTTGCCGCTGAGGGCTACCAGCGAGTCGTACAAAGTCGGCCTGGATTGCGGTGAGTATGGTGCGATCATCAACGTTCTGTCTCACGCTCTCCATTAGCCCGGATACGAGAAGCACCGCCTGTTCAGCACTGATCACCTGCTCCATCTCAATACGCCGCTTGCGTTCATCAACGACCAGCTTGCGGCGCTGCTCCATCGTCTTGTGCAATGTGTCCCACTTACTGACGTAGGACGCGCCCGCTTCGATAGTCTGGAAGATGTAATCCAGGAGGTTGCGCCGCTCGGCTTCTGTAGCCTTGTGGTATTCGACGACCTGTGACTGCAACTGATCCCAGAGTTCGGCGCTGCTGTAATCGCCAAGTTCTTCCATGAGTTGCGTCGCGTAGGTATCGACGAGCGCAATCTGGTCATCCAGCGCCAGCTTTTCAGGGTCATTGCGGAATTCGTTGTAAGTGTCAATCAGGCCAATCGGGAGGTACTTGCTGTAGCCCTTGCCCTGATACGTCGGGGAAGCGACACCCGCCAGCGACTTACCGCCGTGCATTCGACAGCGACCGTTGGGCATGGCCGCTTGCCTGCATTTACCGCCGGAGCGCGTCTTGGCTCCACACTCTTTTTTAATGTGAGGTGTTTTTGCTGGCATGGGGTGATTTGCGATAACTTGGGATATGCCTGCGAAAAGTCTGCCCAGGCAGACAATTGAAAAGCCGACCCGCCCCGACAGCTAGAACGGAGTTACTTGCGCCTCTCAACCGCGAATCGATGGGATCACATGTTGTTTGGTGATGACGGGTCGGCATTTTCGCCGGCGCGCTATATTCGATAAACGCCCGATGCGTTACGCGACGGCAAGTGCGACCGAGCAGATTCGAACTGCTACCTTCCGTCGTGCGTCTAGCGACGGTGCTCTACCATTGAGCTACGGTCAGCGTGGAGAATCGAAAAGATGCGCAATGAGCGCATCTTACCTATACTATAAGTATAACATGCAGGAGAATTACTTTTCATATTGCTTTCCAACCTTTTGTTACGCCACGTCGCTCCACTCCGGATTCAGCACCCAATACCCCGCCCTGCCGCGCTTACCCTCTTCCCACAACCACCGCGGCGGCCTGCCCCACACGGCATCCCTGGCAACCGGCGTGAGCGCGAACACGTCGAAGCTCGCGCGCTGATTCGCCACCGCCTCGCGCATCGCGTCCTCCGGCACGTCGGGATACTCCGCCAGCATCGCCGCTTCGTAATCGTGACACTGCGCTCTCACACGCTCAAACACCGCTTCCTCTACTGGCCTGAAGACCGTTGACGCCGTATGACTGACCCACAAGCTTTGGTCATCCCACCAGCGCGCGCCCTGCAACGGTCTGCGCAGATGCGCCGGGATGAGACAGTCGTCGATGAGAAGTTCCATTGCCACGCTCCACACTCTATGCTAGACTACGAGCGTGCCCGTGTGTTGTAGGCGGCGTGCCCAGCGCCGTCTATTTTATTTCTCCTTATCGTCGGTCGCCTCCTGCTCATCCATTTCGATTCCCATGCTTAAGACATCTGAATATAGCGCCCGCACAGCCCGCAGCAGCAGTTCCAGTGCGCGCGTCATATCTCGGTTCATCTTCTCTTGCGGCGTATCAGGCGGATAAGCGTGCATCTGCCTTACCAGCCCCGATAGCGCGTGGATGTTTGCCAGCGCGCCCTTGTACTCGAACGCAAGCCCGTTATCGTTCATCGTCGGTTGCCTCCTCAATCACCACTAACACTCTCATTGGTTTTTCTAACTTGTGAAGGCGCGCCCATCCCGCGATTAGAATTTCGCCGTGCGCATCCTCTCCGTCCCACTCTTCAGCGCCGTTCTGGTGTTTTTCGACGCCCTCCCATTCAATAAGCACTTTCTCATGCCCGTTCTTGTCCTCTGTGTCAGTGATAAAAGTGACCTTACCCTTGATTTGGATCGTCATCGTCGGTCGCCTCCAGGTTGTCATGCCACCTACGCCCCTTCCAACAGTTCGACGACATCACGCCCGACCAACCGCCGCGCACGGGCCTCAGCCGCCGCAATCGCGGGCTGCGCTTCCATCTCCAGCTTCCACTGCGACCAGTCTGTGACCGAGGGATACGGCGTCATCAGGTGCGGTGTCCCATTCTGCATGAAGGTGAAGCCGTTCGCCATCGTCGGCGCGGTCGTATCCGCACCCATCACATAGTACAGCTTTTCATAGTCCACAAGCGCCGGATTATTCACGACCGTATAGCGCGCGTGGTCATCCATCAGCAGCGCGATGCCGTGCTCGTGGTGCGTAATCGTGTGCGACTGATGCTTGGCGGCGAGTGCGGCCCCGACGCGCCCCTTGATGCGGCTGTAATTGCGCTGGTGCGTGATGCGCCATAGCCCGGTCGGCGTGTAGAGCCACATCTGGCGTAAGTTCGAGATGCGCAGCTTGCCGTCCAGCCCGCCCGCAATCAGACGACCCAGGCCGGTGCCTTCGAGTTCGCCGCCAAGCGCCGCCGCCAGCCGTTGCTCATGATTGCCCATGATGTACCAAACCTGGTCGAAGATGGCGGCCCACTCTTTGAGCAGCGCAGCCGCTGTGTCGAGTTCGTCAAGCAGCGCCGTCGTCGGCATATACTTGGTATGCGCAGAGAGCGCATCCAGGTTCATCAGGTCGCCCGCAATGATGAGCTTGCGCAGGCCCCGGCGCATGTGCCGCTTGCCGACGATGCCGACGAGCTTGAGCAGTTCCCAGCACGTATCGATCAGGTGGATGTCCCCAACGATCAGCGCATCCCCCTGACAGACCATCATGTCGGTGTAGCGCTGCGCCTCAATCGTCAGCGTGAGATTGCCGCGCTTGACGCTGAACCACGGTGACGACGCAATCGGGATGACGCGCCGCCTGCGCTCGGAGTAGCGCGCCCGCAGCGTGTCGGGATTACGTTGTAAGCGCTTGCCGATCACTTTCCACTGGTCGCCTTGCTCGCGCCACGTTTCGACCTTTTGCCAGATGTCAGTGTCCAGCTTGCGTGCTGCGCCCATCAGTCACCCTGTCCGTTGCGTGACCGTTTTACGTCCGTTTGTGCTTGCATTACGATGCCCTCCGTTCATCGTAGCCGACGAAACATTCGCCCTCGTCGTTCGTGCCCCACACGCGCAGGATCACGTCGTGGCGAAACGACAACACCGCCGCGGATAACGCGTTCTCGTCGATGCCGTGCGCGTAGACCCGGCAGCGCGCGCCGATGCGCTCCATGCGCACGGTGACGTCGTTCTGGCGGGGATAGAACCAGTTGCGAATCAGCGTACAGAGCGTGTCGTCGGTGAACAGGTTTACGTCGGTCATGACGCCCCCTCGCTTTCCGCCGCCCACTCGCGGGCGATCTCGTGCGCCTTTTGCAGCGCGGCGATCAGTGCGGGGATACTATACGTTGTATAGCTGTCGTCGAGATATTCGACGCAGTAATACATTTTGCCATCGACGTCATACTCAACAACCCGGAACTCTATCTCAAATGGCTTACCGGCGTCGACGAAAATAGATTGTGCCCGACGATGAGTGATAACGCGATCCTCGCCGACCGTAATCTCGAACTTTGCCATCACACTGCCTCCTTAACTGTAATCGTCACCGTGTCATCCGCCGTCGAGAACTTCACCACGCGCAGAAACATCGTTTCGATCCAATCCTCCAACGCCCAACCGATGTTATTCTCAGGCAGCACCACCACGTACTCGCCCGTCGCCGGGTTGTACGCCACCGTCAGCGGGTCGAACCCGGCGGCGATGAGCTTGCCGCGCAGGGCGAGCGCGCGGGCTTGGTTGCTGAGTAGGTCGGTCATGGCGCGTCGCTTTCCGCCACCCACTCGCGGGCGATCTCATGGGCGCGCTGGAGCGCGGCGGCACACAATGGTGACGTGATATTGTCGATTCGGAATTCCACATCCATACCGGGCACCATGATCATCCTAACCTTCACCCTTTGGCATCGAACGTAGTTGACTGCCACCACAAATGTATGCCACGCGCCATTAGGAAACTTTATCAGCCGTCCTCGTTGTATCGCGCACTCTGCCATCAGCAGGTCTCCAGGTGTCGTATCCAAGCCACGTCTTCGGGTGTCAGGGAGAACCTATGCCACATGCTTCCATGCCTTCCTACTCACGATGTAGTAGACGTGGGTGCGACTAAGCCCGAACTCATTGGCAATTTCTTGAACAGGTCTGCCTTCCGCGCGCGCCGCTCGTATTGACACAATGTCGTCTGCCACCAGCTTGCTATGGGCATTCGCTTCACCTTTCGGTGCTTCTCTTCCTAGCTTCTCCATTGCGTGTCTGGTGTTTTGCCGCGCTGTAACATACTCAAGATTGCACAGTCGATTATCGGCCTTAATGCCGTTTTTATGGTTGACTTCGTAGCCATCAGGAGGCATCCCCACAAACGCAAACATCACGAGGCGGTGAACCAGGACGGTCTTCCTTTTCCCTCTAAAAAGATGTGCTTCTAAGTAGCCTTGCCGATGAACGGACGGCTTCAATAAGCCAAGCGCGGGGAACATACCCCCACGACCCATGGCTATTTTGCGACGGACATTCCCAAGGTTGCTTACCTGGTAAACATCCTCGTATCCGGGAATGTCACGCCATTCTTCAATTGTCGTCTGAGTTGATGTAGAATGATCTATAGCCATTGCACGAGTCCCTTTCGTGTGACGGTTAGAGGCGGCGATAGGTGCTTCCAACACCGTCGCCGTTTCGCTTTCGCGATGAACTCATTGTACCACAGAATGCCTATCATTGCGATATGTCTTTCCGGGCGCGCTGCACCGTCTTGTATGCGCTGTCACTTTCAACGCCGAACTTCTCTTGCATGTACATCTTCGCCACCTCGCGGTCGCTGAGATGTTGCCAGTCCGCGCGCGCGCGCATCCACGCCAGCACGTCGTCTTTCTTGACGCGGACAGTCTGCCCCGTTGTCTCAAATAGACCGTCTTTTCTGTCGTTTTGAACCTGCGAATTTTCGGCGTCAAGGCTATTTTGAGACTGAATCATTTGCTCAGACAGTCCTGGACTGTCCTGAGACAGCACCCGCTGCCCTCGAATTGAGAGAAAACCCATCGCCCCCGCCGCGCTCGGCTGAGGTGCTGCCAGTCCGCGCGCCCGCGCATCCACGCCCGGATCGTAATCGCTCAACCCGCTCGTCACCGCCCGCGCCCACTTCGCCGCCGTCGTCGCTCCGGCCCCGGCTTTCAACGCCGCATGAAGCAAGGCGTTGTACATGACGCGGCCCATCTCGTTAATCCAGCGCGCGTTATCGTCTTCGCCCTGGAGCTTGATACGTCCCATCGCCAGCTTGACCAACGACTCACCGACCATCGACGCCAGCACCGGGATCGCCACGCCGAACGGGATGACAATCGACAGCGCCACCTGGAGCGCGGCGGGCAACAATCCGAACTGCCCGACCAGTTGCACCGCGGTCAATTTCGAGATGTCGGTCTCGATGCCATAATCGACCACAGACAGGAAGCCGCCGGATACGTTGATGATGATGCTCATGCCGATCAACGTCATCATGATGGCCCATGTGAACCACGACCGCCAGCGCGCCTCGCGGATGGCAGCGATGATGACGATGCCAAGCTCGAAACCGATAGGCGCAACCCAGCCCCAACCCGGCGTGATCATGTTGACAATCATCGCCGTGTGCTGCGCAGACAGCAGGTAGAACACCACCGCCATGACGAGTAGGCCGAACGGCATCAGGCGCACCATCCATTGTTCAAGTCGCCGCTGTCGTCGCTGCTGTTGCTCCCAGGTTTTGCGCGCTTCAACCTCGACCGCGCCGATGTCGATGAGTTCACTCAAGTCTTGGAATTTAATGTATTTCTTATCTGTCATAGGTATACTCCTCATATCTCGACGCCCCCCGCGTCGTGGCGCCCGCGGTAGGTGCCACGGGCGCTCTTCGTCACTCGCTGTCGTCGTCCCGCGTCGCTTCCGCATACGCCTCCGGCCACATGAATTCAGCAATGGCCAGCGAATCGTGAACCTCCTCCTTTGCGACATCATATTCATCAGCAATCACGCCCTCCGCTGCGAACAGCGCCCGCAGCACCATGACCAGCGCGCGGTGCTCGCGATCATCGCGTTCGGTCAGCACTTCGCCAAACTGCGCTTGCGGTTGGTCGTTCATCTTCGCCTCCATCCTTTCAAGTATGAGCTTGATCGCCAGAATATCGAACTGTGATGCACACGGTTGCGGGAAATCGGTCGTCACATTGATTGACCATGGATAGATGGTTGTATCCATCCAGTTCGTGTCGCCGCCGCTCGTGCTGTCATACGGGTAACTTGCCATCACTCACCTTTCCGCGCCGTCGGGCGCTGCCACTCCACAACCGTCCTCACGCACATCCGCTGCCACGTCCACACGACCGGGCGATCACACGAGTACCGCGCCTCATGGATGGCAATCTGCCAACCGGCCTCGTCGAGCGACGCTCTGGCGTAGCCGTTCTCGACGTTCCACAGATAGGCGTTGTAGGCCGCCGAGAACGGAGCGAACCAGTCTAATCGAGCCACGTCGCCAGGCGCTTCGTATTCCCGGTCGCCACCGGCTGCGGGTTCAGCAGCTTCCGGCCACTCTCCGTCAGCACGTATGCCCATCCCACCTCGTGCGCGGTGTAGACGTAACGGTTGCGCGTGATGTAGCCCGCGCCCGCCAGTTCCGCCACAATGCAGGTGGCGTCCACCAGGAGGCCCGCCTCGATCCGGCGAAGGGTTGCCATGTGCAGCGTCGTCAGTTCCATCATCATCCTCCATCATCCACCAGGATAAAAGCCGCCCCATCCATCGCGCGCCGACCGTCCAGCCGAACGCGGCGAACGCAATGAGCAGGAGCAGCGTTCCGAATGCGTAGTCGTTCATCAGGCTATCTCCCAGATGGTCTTTTGTCCGAGCGGGTGTGTGTCCACACGCGGGCGGCTCGGCACATTCCACCCCCGTCCATGCGTTTCACCAATCACCTTCCAGCCAGCCGCAATGAGTGACGTGCCCGGCTCAGATTGGAGTGTGTACGTCACCATCCGCGTATAGCCCATCGCCCGCGCCGCCCGCCATGCCGCACCATAGAGCATCGACGGCGCATTCTTTGTACCATCGGTACAGCAACGCGTGACCTCCGCAGTCCAGGTGTCGTCGAGATGGCGTGATACCGGGCGACCGACGGTGATCACACCGACGATGCGTTCACCATTGTTCACGCCAATAGCGAACTTGAACCCCTGTGGCGGATCATGGTGACGATGATGCTCTGCAATAAAAGCGCACGCCTCGCGATAGGTTACCGGCTGTAGTGTCAGCATCTACGCCACCTCCATCGCCAGCGCGTCGAGCGACAGCGCGTCGGCGTAAGCCGCGTAGAGCCACGTCAGCAGCGCGTCGATGCGCTCGCTGTAGAGCGCGTAGGGCGTGAGCGCGTCGATGTAAGCCTTGATGATGCGCAGATCAGAATGGGTCATCACGCAAGCTCCTTTTCCCGTCGCTATCGGTAATCGTCATGTCGGTCAGGTTCACGCGTGGCACGAGCTTATCCACCCAAAGCAGTCGGCTCAGGTTGACCGGCACACCCACGACACCCGTGCGTCCAATGCTGTTCTTGATGACATTGATCGTGCCGTTGCCGGTTGCAGTGCCATCCTCCATGCGGTCGATGTGCAGCGTGAACGCGAGGTTGAAGGCATCGAAGCGCAGGAATTGCGCGCTGTTCATGTCGAGCAGCTTCTTATCCCCGGTGACCCCGGTCTGCCTGCTGTCCGCTTTCGTCACCTGCGAGGCGATAATCCCAACCAACTTATGGTCGATGCACACGCCTTTAATCATCTGAATAGCGTCATTCAGCGACCGCTCGCGGCTGTCGCGTTGGTTCGCTTCCAGCATCTGCGCATAATCAACGACCAACGTCCGCACATCGACCTTCTTTGCGCGCAGCTCTTCCACCTTCTCGACGATGATATTGAGCAGGGCGTCCAGGTTGACCCCGGCTGTCGCGCAATCGTAGACGTTGCCCTGCCACATGCCAGCGCGCACGACTGCATCGACACTCGATTGGCGCTGGTGCTCGGTCAGGCGCACACCGATGCGCCGCTTCTCGTCAATGCCGTGCGCTTGCTCATACTTCCAAATCTGGTGCAGCAGCATGTCCTCCATCGACGCGCCGCCTAAGCGCTGGGCAAACCGATCGGCGTCCTCGTCGCTGCTCCATTCCGGCGACCAGCGGATGACGTGCTCGCCATCCTCCAGTAACTTGTCGACGAGGCTATCGAGGAAGGATGTCTTACCGCCGCCGGTCGCTGCTGCCACGCCGATCAGCTTGCCCGGCACCAGCACATGCGCAAACCCGCCAAAGCGGTGTAACGTCGTGAACGGCATGATGAGCGGGCGCGCATCCGGGATCGTGTCGTCGTCGAGCCTGCGCAGGTAGCGGATGAGCGCCGACTTGCGGTCGTCAAACACATCTTCCATGCGCAGCGGTTCCGGCTCCGGCGCCAGTGCCGCGCTGCCATCAGTCTGCGGGGTGTTGAAGTTGGCCGCGATCACGTTGTTGGCGACCGCCAGTTCCTGCGTTGACCGCTTGGCGACAGCATTCGTCGGACGCGGAGCGGGGCGCGGTTGCCCCATACCCGCCGCTATCCCGCTGCGGATGGTCGACAGCGCTGCACTCTTGCCATCTTTGCTGACATAGCCGTTCTGCTCGGCGGCATTGAACAGGCTCTGCTCGATGTCCGTCTGACTCAGCCCGGCCCACGATGCGCCGACCAGCGTCCCAAGCGCGAAAGCCGCCTCATTGAGCGCGTCATTGCGATGCGAGCGTGTGCCGACAAGTGAGTTCAATTCGCGCTCGACGGCCCGGTCAACATACTTGCGCAGGTGTTCACCCGCCATGCTTGCCGGGGATGCGACCGGCGCGCGCGGGGCTGGGAGTTCGCTCGGATGCGGCGGCAGCGCTTCCATGATGGCGACGGGCAGTCGTGAGTTGTTCGTCATGATCGCGCCCGGATGCGTGCTGCCGTAGAAGATCCTCACTTCGTCCTTGAGGTCATCGGCGGATTGAAAGCGTTGCAGCAGCCGCAGCACGAGTCGCTTGTAGTGCGCACCGTCCGTCAGCGGGGCGTCGAGAATGAACAGCGCCCGTGAGCGCGCGGCCTCCGGTGTCCATGACGGTGTGCGGTAGACGAGGAAGGCGTACTGTTCGATGAACGGATCTTCCATCAGTTCGTCGACGTCGGTATGGTCGTCGAAGTCCAGACCGACCAGCTGCGCGCTTTCGAAGTCCTCACGCTTGCGCCGCTTGCCCTTGAGTGCCGCCACACAGATCGCCTTGCCCGCCGTGATGTGCTTATAGATTTGTACCGGCGTCCAGGCGACGGTATCGAAAGCCGAGAACGCCCACGCGTTCGACACTTCGCCCGTCTCCCGGTTCGCCGTGGCGGGCGCGTGGTTGTCTTTATTCGTGAAGTGTGGGCTGATCGACAGCCGAATGGTTTCGTCTGTCATTGGTCGATCCCAAACTTCTCGCGCATCATCTCGCGCGACATCTCATCGAGTTCTTCCTGGGTGAAGACAACGCCGCGTGCTTTCGGAGCGCGTTGGGCGGTTGCCCATTCCCGCCAGTGTTCGACGAACTTCGCAAAATCGCGCGGCATACTCACGTCTGGATATTTCGCGCCATACCACTGCGCGAAGCGCACCACATGATCCGGCGAAGCCGGATGGCTGATCTTGCCGACTTTGTTTTCGCCGCGGCCCGCGTATTTTCCTGCCAGCCAATTGCTGATTTTGCCAATGCGCCCGCCGCTGCCGTTTACGTCCTCGCCATCGGTCTTGAAGATGTGTTTTGCCACCGCCGTGAAAAGTGCGCGCGTGTTTTCTTTTTCATGGGATGTCTTCCCATTGTCATCAGACACGCCCGCGCCGACAGGCGCAGAGTCTTTCTTCTCTACTTTGTCTGATTCAATACTTTGTAGGTGCGGTTTTTCCGTTGACGGAGATTCCGTTGACGGATTTTCAGTCAACGGTCGCTCGTAAACCCAATATTCCGCATGGCTAAAGCGCCCCGATTTGTCCTTGATTTGTTCTTTTTCGAGGTATCGAAACGCCTCCAACTCAGCCAAAATCTTGCGCACTTTGTCGCGCCCGCAGTGACCGGCGCGCATGAGGTCTGCAACGATCAGTTGCCAGTCATCCGGCTTGCTCAGAAGGTAAGCCAGCAACCCGCGCGCCTCAAATGACAGGCGTTCATCCTGGGCTGTCTGCTGGTGCATCATGAAGTACGGGTTTTTCTTATCGCGCGGTGCGCGGCGGATTCGGTCGCTCATTTGGCCCCCCGATCAATTAACCATTGCCTGTACTCATCTGGCGTTTTGCTGCCCTTGCGACCGTTACACCAAGTGCATGAGAGTACGAGGTTATCCGGATGATTTGACCCGCCACGATTGACCGGGATAACATGGTCAAGGTAAGCGTGTTTGTGACCTTGCGTTTGTAGGAACGCCGCCGTCAATTCAGGCGTTCCGTCTGGGATCAGTGGGCAATCGCAGTAGGCGCATTTCCACCCGCCGTCGCGTTCCGCAATCTGACTGCTGTACCGCTTGGTTAGGCTCATCTTCATGACTCTGCCACTCCCAACTCGTGCGCCACCAGGGCGTGCGCACGCTCATTCCATCGGTTGCCGTTGTGCCCACGCACCCAGACCCAGCCGATCGTGTGCGGTTCCGCGGCGGCGTCGAGTTCGGCCCAGAGGTCAAGGTTCTTGGAGCGGTTCCATTTGTCGCGCATCGTCTCGACCAGATAGAGACTGTCGCTGAAGATCATCACTGCGCAGGGGCGTTTCAGCGCGCGCAACCCCTCGATTGCGGCCTGCAGCTCCATGCGGTTGTTCGTCGTGTCCAGGACGCTGCCGCTGATTTCTTTGGTGTGCTCACCCAGCACGAGCACGGCAGCCCATGCGCCGAAGCCAGGGTTAGGCATGCAGCCGCCGTCGGTGTAGATGTGTACGGTGTTGGCGTCGGTGGGGGAGTCGGGTGTTTGGAGGATAGGCTTCATGCCGCACCTCCATCGAATGGCAACGGCAACTGCTGATCCGCTGCCTTGAATTCGCCGGTGCGAAAGCCGTATTCTTCGTACCACTCGCCATCACGCACGGCAATCGCCCACGGGAAGATTTCCTCAGGATCGTGCAAGCGCACGTAACCCACGAGGTTTTTCATTTCGGGCGCGGTGATGATGACCTTCTGGCCGACAAAGAACGTGGTGGTAGGCTGGTCGCTCATGCGTCACCGCCTTCCGGCCAATCACCGCTCACAATGTCCTTCTCTTGGCGGAGGCTCCGACCATCTTCGTGCTGGATGATGTACTCGTACCACGTCCCGCGGTGATGTGCGTTGTAATCGAAAACCACGCCCTCAAGCGTAAAGTGTCGTGTTGCTTCTTCCTCCGGCGTTTCTGCAACTAACACGCGCTCGCCGTACATGAAGCGCGGCACATGCTCCCACATTGGCACGTCGGTTATCTTCGCCATCACCGCCATCATGCGTCTGACGCGCGCCTTACTGCTCGGTGTGACGTTACGCCAGCGGTAGCCCATGCGAAACGTATTGGTATCGCGCCAGTTGAAGCCGACCTCGCCGTCGTCGAAGTAGATCGCGCGCCAGGGTCGAAGATGGGGTTGTTCTGAGTTGGTGGGTTGTGTCGAGAGAAGACTCGTAGTAGAATTGCAGTTAGCTGACATTGCAGATCACTCCTGTTATGTCGGTTAGCGGCTCGGCGTGGTGTAAACACGACCGGGCTGCGTTGTTTATAGGCGTTGTGCCACTTCTCAGTGTAGCACAGTTGAGCGATAAACACAAGCACAAACAGGTTGTATTTTTATGAATTCCAGTTGGCGTATTGATACTCATGCGCTTACCTCCGGCGCGGCGAACAACGGCGTCATGACGCCTCACTTTCCGGCAGCGCATACACGCGAATGAGATAGCGACCGCCGTAGAGCGGCAGTGCTTCGCCGCTCACTTGCTCAATCGTCGGCAACCCATCAATGCGCCATGTGATTGAACACTCGCCCTCCCACACCTTGCGCCCCGGCGGTTGCTTGCCCGCGCGCTTGTCCAGTTCGGCCCGCGCCGCTTCCACGAGCCAGTCGTTGTCACTCACTTCCGCCAGGAACGCCAGCGCCGCGTCGCGATCCTTCAGACGCATGGCGTCGCGCCAATGGGTGTAACGGAGGCCGGGGTACGTGTCGTAAAAGTCCGCCACGGCAGAATATCGGTAGAACGTCCACACTGTGCGATACTCCGCCAGCCGCGCCTTTTCCGCGTTGATGGCGGCGGCGTACTTGCCGAGCGCGTCGCTGCCGTAGTCCGTCTCGACCTGCGCGGCCAACATGCCGAGCGTGAAGTGCGCCCGGTCTTTCGCTTCGTAGGCGGTGATGCCTGCGGAAGTCAACGCTTCCCATTGCCCGTTATCGCTCATCGTTCATCAGTCTCCTCTGTTCAATCACCAGCCCAACTTGACCTGGCCGTCGCGGGTCGTACTGCGTCATGCGCACGATGCCCCCGGCGGCGGTGATGTGCTTCTCCATCGTGCGCAGCGTGCGGCCATCCCAGACCCACAGCATGACGCGCGCGCCGTAGGCTTCCTGGTCGACGATGGTGAGGTTCGCGGCGGTGGCGATGTCTGTGATGGTCATGCAGCACCCCGTAGCCACGAGGCGATAATCGCTGGCGTCATGGCCTTAGCAGCGCGCACTGGATTGCCCTTCATCTGGTAGAACTTGCGATCCTTCCCGCGTGCGTTCTTGCGCCGGTTGTACTCCGCACGCCGTGCTTTATGGCGTGCCTTGCGCTTCACCTCTTTGCGTAGTTGTTTTGCGCTCATGCGGCCATCTCCAGTTCACCCACCTCGCACAGGTCGACCTTTTCCATCACCAGCGTATGCACCCGTTTCGTCTTCGTGCGCATCGTTGTCACGATCACGTACCCTTGCGCGAGATACATGTCACGTAGCACCGCAAAGGTGAGATGCTTGAGATCGCGCCAGAGCCAGCGTTTCGTCTCGCCGCCATAGGTGACAGCGACGGCGCGGCAGTCGAGGCGCACTCGCGTGACACCAGGGGGAAGGGGCAGCGCTGGCCGCCCCTGTGTGCGCGTCGTCATTCCGTCGCCTTGATGACACCAGTAGGATCAACCCAGTAATCGCGCGTGGCGAGGCGACAACTCACGACATCTGCGAATTCGATGTCATATTCAGCAGCAAACGCCGCTTTTGCCTTGCCTCGCGTACTGGCGACCACAAACCCACCGTGCTCACCTTCGTCGATGTCATACGCCAGTCCGTCCGCGTCGTGATAGATATGGCGAAACCAACGCGATCTACAGTAATAGAGGCGCTTGTCGTCGGGGATGCTGTCACAGTAGGCTTCCCACGCCTCCCGTTCTGCGATGAACTCTGGATTACTCATCGGATCGTAATCGTCGTATAAGTCGTTCATTCGGCACCGTCCTCGTCGCGCGTGTTGAAGTGGTTGCGCAGGAGGTCGAGCATCTCGTCGCGGCTGCCTGCCCACTCGGACAGGTACTTGACGTTCATCGCCGCGAGCGCGTCCGCCTGATCGACCTTGTGCTTCTTCGTCCACTGCGCAAACGCCGGGCCGATACCAGGTTCACCGATGCTGCGCTTGCCGCCGTTGCCGAGTTTGCGCTTGGCGTCCTTGACCTGCTCCGGCGTCAGCGTTTCGGCCCCGGCCACGCGCGCCATCGGCTCATCCCCACGTGGGGCGATGTCCGTGCGCTCGACGACTGCGGGCTTCGCAGCGGATGGCGTCGGGTCGGGCTGCGGGCTGCTCTTGAACATGTCGTTGTACATGCGCTCGAACTGCGTCCAGGCATCCTTCGTCACCGCGTCTCGCATCTTGTAATCGTTCTTTTCGTAGCCGTCCGTCCAGATGCGAAAGCCCTCGTAGCAGTACAGGCCCAGGCCCCAGAGGGATGCCGCGCGCCGGAATGAATCCGTGGCCGCGCCCTTCTCTTTGTCTTCGTCGATGTCGTCTTCCGCCCATTTCGGACTCGCGCCGCCGTTGAATGCGCGGGCGATGCCGCGAATCGCAATCGTCGTCGTGACGGTCACGTAATCGGGCGCACGATGGAAGTCGCCCAGGATGGATGACCACTCGCCCGGAAACAGCACATCGAGCCGCTTCTGAATGGCGGGGCGGTCGAGGTAGACGAACCACTGGATTTTGCCCGACTTGGAGCGGCTGCCCTCGCGTATTTTGTGCGCATCGAGCGGGAAGGGTTCGTACAGGTTCTTGATTTCTTCGATTGAAAAGATCGCCATGGTTTGTTATCCTTTCTAGGAGTGCGTTTACTGCGCTTGAGTGGCCTGGGGCGTTACGGTGCTTTCCAGACCGCTGCTGTTTAAACTTCACCATTCCAAAGAAGCTTGATCAGGTCTTGCCAGTCTCCGACACACCATGGCGGGACAAGTGTGCGGGATACATACGCTTCCCACGCCATTTCGTCTTCCTGGAGATCGGCGTCCATGCTGATAGGTACCCAATCGCCAGAAACTGTCATGGTTATGAAAACCGGCGAACGGTCAATTTCGCCACGGATAACGTTCATGCCAAGCAATTCCAGCGCACAAGCCGCGCGCTCCCCGAAACCAAGTTCCTTCAATTCACTGAACTTCATGTCTTTGTTCATCTCACAGCCTCCTATGCTGCTGCGCCCGCAATCGGGCGTTCGAAAAGGTCTGTCACCTCGTCACCGTCGCACCCTACATCCTGTTCGCCGTCTTCGCTTTCCGGCGCATCGCCCGGCCCCGGCTCTGGCGGCGTGAACGGATGCTGCTTCTCGATGTGCTCCGCTTCGTGCTCGATGACCGCGATGTCAATCTCAGGCGTCGCCACGTCGGTCAGTGTCGTGTCGTCGGGCGGGAGCATTTCCCACTCGCGCGTCGTCGACTCGGTGCCGTAATCGTTGGGCGTCATGATGTTGCCTCCGCTTCGTTTTCCTGCTCAGTCGGGGCAGGCTCATCATCAATGAGCTTCTTGCCACAACCGGGGCAGTAGTCAATTCGCATCGACGGCTTGTGTTTTCGGCTGCGCTCGCTTAGTTTCGGCCCTGGCAGCGCAATGAATGAGGCGAGTTCGCCTTTCTCGAAATTCAGGCTCAGGCGTTCACCCAGATAGCCCTCGTCGATGAGCAAGTCCATGATGAGGCAGCAGTGTTTCGGCTCGCCTGCGTAGTCCTTGAATTTGTACGTCATCACTGCACCTCCACGACATCGACCACGGCCTTCATGCCGTCGCGTCGCAGATGCCAGCGCTGGCGCGCGCTGCTGTTGGTGATCGGCGTGCTGCCGTCCAGTCGCCAGCCCACATCTTGCATCTCGACCACGTAGCCCGCGGCGAATTCGATGGCGTCGAAGATGCCGAGCGGTTCGGCGTTCTTGCGTTCGCCGTCGTCGGCTGGCTCGCCTGGGAAGCGGGCGATGATGTTGTACATCGGGCGGGGGGTGTCGGTGGGGAAGTCGGTCATTTTGATACCTCCAATAAGCAACCTTTCAATAATCCCATTATAGCGCGGCTGTTATATAATTGTCAACTATGTCAGCCTTAAGGGTTCTGGGCGTCGATGCGAGGCACTTCCTGCGTTTGCAGGGGATCGAGATCGTCTTTACGCGGGCGTCCCTTCTTCTTATGGCCCGGCCCACCGGGCACGCGGGGTACACCCGCCATGTCAAAGGCTGCGTCAATGTGCCCACGTCCGTGCTCAGTTAGGATAGCGTGAGCGTGGGCGTCGATTTCTTGTGCTGCCGCGATATGCTTAGCAGCGTCGCCGGTCATACTCAAATATGAACCAACCGCAGCAAGCAACTCGCGGTCTTCAGCCAACAAGTCAGGGTAATCGCGTATCAGCATCGCGATATTCTCAGTGAGCGATCCAATTGCGCCTGCTGCTTTCGTGAGATGGTCGCTGGCTTCCTTTATCATGTCCGCCATGCGCTCGCCATAGACGGTGTTAGTCGGGCCGTGTAGGGTAGGCGGTGTCATCATGTGCCAGTCTTTCGATCTTCGCGCGGCCATCTGCCATCTGCGAAGGCGCGCGCAAGTGCAGAGAAACCATCAAACCCGGCCTCCTGTGCGCGGCTGATCAACGCTAAAGCCCGGCGCTTTGCTTCCTCGTCAAGACGGCGTTTGCGATCCAAGCCTTCCAAGTCTTTTGCATCATCTTCGGTGATGAGATTGACCGTGGTCATGCGTACTGCTTTCGTTTTCGTTTCCATTGCACCCTCCATCCTGACATTCAGACTTGACTTTGTTATATAAACGCGCTAAACTATTATTTAAGGATTATACAACACAAGCAGCGCAGAAGGCAAGCAAGGAAAGAGATGGACGAACTTTACGGTTATCAGGCAGACATTCCTGACTTCCTCAATCGCAATGCTGATCCCAAGTATCGAGGCAATCTCATGAGGCTCGTTAAAGGGATTGCTAAAAGATGCAATGTCAGTGTTGACGTTGCTATGGCCTACTTTGATAAGGCACTTCAAAGATGCGGCGAATGTGGACGATTCTTTCCGCCGACCGACGAATACTTTGCACCCGGCAGATGGTCGCACATTTGCCACGAATGCAATGAATCACAATCCAAAACGATGACCCGATCTGAGAGACAAAAAGCGTTTCGGCGCGAGTTCTCAAAGAAGCAACGCGAGTTCGCTATCCAATATTTCAATGGATGCTGTGCTACATGTGGTCGTCAGCTCTATGATCTGTTTGGAGAAAGGAAATTGCACTTCGACCATTGGATACCCTTGACTGATCCGAAATGTCCAGGCACCGTCGCAACCAATATGGTTCCTCTATGTGGGGGCATCGGCGGCTGCAACAATTCCAAGCACGCCGCCGACCCGCACACCTGGCTTCGCCGTCGCTTCGGCCCGCGCAAGGCGCGCGAAATCGAGGCGCGCATCGAGACGTATTTTTCGATTGTTCGTGAGCGCGCCGCGTAGGCGCAGAAAGGCAAGATGATGGGACAACTAGGACTAGGCGTCATGATTGGTCTACTCAGTGGAAATGAGGAAACCGTCGAAGCTTACAAGGGCGGTGTTGGGAAGGTGATCAAGAGCATCTTGCTTGACGCTGCCCGTGGTGATAGCGGCGCGTTGATTATCCGATTCACAGATGATACTGGTATCATCGTGTGGGACGATGGTCAATCATGCTGTGAGTCGCGCTACATGACGACAGACGATGATCTCTCCGCATTCGTCGGCGCTACCCTTAACGATATGGACATCAGAGATGGTGGCACCGTTGGGGGCGGTTATGAAGAGCACGAGGTTCAATTTCTGGTCGTGAACACGAGCCTAGGCAGTTTCACGTGTGAGACCCATAATGAGCACAACGGCTACTACGGTGGATTCCTGATCAGGATACGGCAATTGTAAAGCGCCGGTCGCGACGCGGAAACGTCCACCGGCCCTCTAGCTGTAAGGAGCTAAAGCATGAACGATAATACACTCGAACTGAAACCCGTGCAATTCTACAACGACGACCTGATGGCGATGCTGTCCGGCTGGTGGGAACTCACGCGTTCCCTCGGCTTCTGCGCACGCTGCGATGGCGAGGGCTACGTGTTCGACCGTGGTGACGAGATGCCGTGCCCGATGTGCGGCGCGGCGGTAGTGGTGGAGGTGTGGTGAGATGGCAGTCAAGACGACCGTTCGAATCAGTGAAGTCTACACGAAAGATAATATGCGATTCGTAGACGTTATCTACACGAAGTACGGAAAGAAGATCACCGTTGAAGAAGCCCGTGACCGCGACGGGAATAGTCTGTATGTCGGCATTGGCTTGGGTATGCCGTCTTACGTCGCGACTCGCGAGCTACAACAATTCCGCGCGGCGCTCGACGAAGCCGAACGCATCGCCCGCGAGTGGGCGGCAGAAAGCGACGGTAGTGAAAGCGAGGTAAGTGATGGCGATCCCGATCTATCTGCATGAGTGGCGCGAGGCAGAAGGTTACACCTTGATGGAACTCGCAGAGAAGACCGGACTATCGGTGAGCTTCCTGTCTGACCTTGAACGCGGACGCACCGACCCATCAGTGAAGACGTTAGGCAAGATCGCAAGGGCATATAACTTGCGTCTTGATATTCGCTTCGTGCGCGATGAAGAGATGGCATTGCCGCCCGGAACAGCACTGATAACACGCGATATGCTGGCTGCTCTTAAGAACGCGCTATACGAAGTCACAAAGAATTTGCAGTTCGTGGAAGACGAGGAGTCGCAATCATGACGCACCCACGCCAAGCGGGAGACGACCCGCATCACGTCGTATTCATCTTGCAGCAGGCTAGGAAGCTCGCCCGTGAACACAACGTGTTTAGCGCACACAGGTGCGCCCGCGAAATGGCGGTCAGCACTGAGTTTTCGAGCCTCAGTAACGAAGACATCGCGCAAGTCGTTTGCGACGCCTACAAGATGGCCTCATACATTGAGGATGGGATCATCGCGGAACTCGCGACGTTGCGCCGGGATAAGGACGGCCAATCATGACCCCCAACTACAGCCGCCTACGCATCCTCGCCGCGCACAATTACGCCGGTGGCCCGTACTCCGCAGCGCTGAAGCAGGCGCTCGCGGACGCGGGGCTGCCCGTGCGCAAGCCGTGGCATGTGCCGGGGCTGTGCGAGCGTGAGCAGTACGTGCGCGCGTTGACGCCCGCGCAGGGCGAGAGGAGATGAGGGTGATGAAACGGATAATGCTTGGCGGAAAAGACGTTGATCGCGTCGTTTGGTCTATCGCCTACAAGAAGGCGATAGACATTGGCCCCGGCCATGGGTTGGCGAGTGGGGATACCGCGCTCGTGCTCTACCCGGACACGAAGAGCGTTGTGTTTATCAGCAAGTCGGGCATGATGCCTTACGAAGACAAGAAGGCGATATGTCGGTCGCTCAAGGAAACGGGCATGGAGCGTCAGTGGTGGCCCGCGTATTTTTCACTCATTGGCTGGCGCCCGCTGAAAGTCAGTGTTCAGGCCGTGGACGGTAGTGTCGTCAGGCTGACGCTCGATGACCGCGCGTGAGCCAGATCGCATGACGCCAAGCCGTCACCAGCAGGCGCTCGCGCGTGGCTGCCGTCTATGCGCAGGCCGCGGCGGGCGCGAGGGAGTTCGGTTGTGATAGTGAGTAGGGGAGTATGAGATGGACGCTAATCTAGAGTTCTACGTCATGTTCGACGGCACCTACTGGTGTGCGACTGAGCGCGACAATCACGCACAATGGGGTAAGGGCACCACCATCGGCGAAGCTATTGAGGACTATTGCGATCAGTGGCTTCCGGACAACGAACTGATGGGGATCAACGACGACAATGACCGCGCGTGACTCGGACAGAACCGCGCCGGAGCGCAACAAATACGCGAAGGCGTTCATCGCCATCCATCGCAGCGCCATGAGCCTGCCGGAAAGCGACGCGGTACTGGCGCATCAGTGGGTCACGTATAACGCCGTCCTGGAGGCATTGGAGCCACGACAGCGCGAGATTTATGAGTTCGTGGTGGAAAGCACGACGCCGATCACGTCGGGCGATGTGGAGGATTTGTTCGATATGTCACAAGAGGCGGCCAGCATCAATCTTAAGTCGCTGGTCGAACTGGGGATGCTGAAGCGTGAGCGGGTATACAGCCCGGCGGATAACCGGACGTGGTGGTACGAGTATGCGGGCGTATGACTGCTAACAGATACGTCTAAGCAACAGTTAACAACGTCCGGTACGGTAGCTTATCGCGGACTAAATACAGAAAGGACGTGATATGAGCAAGTACACGATCTATACGACCGATGAGTTCGGTGAACGATACAGCACCGATGTACTCCGCATGACGCGCAATGAGCGCAAGCACGCCGACATCATTGCCAGCATCAAGGCGATGGAAGCGTGCGACGAAATCGGGCGCGCAGCACGCGAAGATGAGCAGTTCGAACTCGGGTTGTTCCCAGCGGTCATGCTTGATAAGGATGGCGTGACGATGGGAGAGTACCGCCCGCTGTGTTTCGGGTCTATCGACATCATGAACGCAGAAGCGGTGACGAACGCACTGGTCTACACGTTGAAGACCCTCGGCCTAGAAAGCGTAACCGACGCAATGGCATACGTCAACGCGGCGCTGAAGGTGATTGAGGGCGATGGCGCTGAAGAGAAGGCGTTAGCGCGTGAGATGGCAACCGCAGCCGCCCCGTCAGCCGCGGACGATGGCGAGGAGGCGTAGCGCGAAAGCGCAGAAAGGATATGAGATGAGTGATTTCCGTATTGACTTGACCAAGCTAATCAACGCACATAGCCAGGAGAATAATTCCGACACGCCCGACCACATTCTGGCACGTTACCTAGAATCATGTTTGATGGCGTTCGATGAGGCTGTTCGGCAGCGTGACAAGTGGTGGAAATTAGATCCGTGGAAACCGGGTTACGAACATACAGGACTGTCTTACAACGACGCACCTGGCACCACCACCACCCCGCCCGCCGCGGACGCCGACAGCGCAGAGGAGGCGTGAGACAATGCCAACCATCGACTACAACGAGATCGTCGCCGAGCGAATGCAGCAGGCCGTCTACGCGACGGCGCGCTGGCTTGTCAGCAATGGCTACACGGACGCGGAAGCCTATGCGACGATCCGCGCTGGGCTAGACCTGTTCGAGCGCCGCTTCCAGATGCACGGCGAACGGCAAGTAACCGCGGTCGCAACGCGCCATCGACATACCGTGGCGTCGATGGCGCCGAAGGGCAGGAGTGAACGATAGTGATAGATGAACGCTACGTACAGCAGCTAGAAAATGAAGTCCTGCGCCTTCGAGATACTATCCATAAGGTTGCCAATGGCATTGTGTGTCTCGATATTCCGTGTGAGGAAGGCGAACTCAAGGCGTTGCTGCGGATTATCGACGCATCACTTGCGACGAGTCGTGAGTTGCTGTCTGATCGCCCTACGCCGCCCGACAGCGCAGAGGAGGCGTGAGTGATGGGCCAGCTAGGTATCGCTGTTCGTGATGTCATTGTGAAAGCCAATGGCGACAAGTCTCAGGCCATAGACGTGACTCTTGAACTCAAAAATGGGAAATCAACCAACGTCTATGGTTTCTCAGTCGAGAGACGCGGGACTGTGCGTAGTGGGTATCAATATCTCGTGAGGTTCGAACCTGGCTACGTCATGATGGACGATGTGATTACGTGGGGCGTCGCGTTTGAACGGGCGCGCATGATTTTGCGCCGATGGGTAGAGGAGGAAATCCCCCCTACGCCGCCCGACCCGCCTTCGCACGACTGATAGCGTCGGCAATCTGTAAGCGTAGATTGCCGATTTCCTCGTTCACTGCGGTCAAGCTGGCTGCGATTTTCGCGTTGCTGTCGTAGATGGCTTGCAGGCTTGCCCCGATGGCGCTGAGTTCGTCGATGGTGAACGTCACCGGCGTCGTCCCGCCCGGCGGCTCGACCACCACCACCACCGGCGGCGGCGCGGGCGTGATGTCCGGCTCTGGCAGCAGATCGGCGGCATCTGAGCGGATGAAACCGCGCACAGCCCCGTACTTGATGCGTCGCCATATGAGGTCGGGGTGCTCGATGTCCGGCTTATCCCCATCAGGGTCGTACTGCACATCATACGTTGACCCGGCGATGAAGCGGTAGACGATGGCCGCGTTAATGTTCGCCAACGCACGCAAGCGAGCGGTCAACGTTCCCGTCGCACGCAGCTTGCGCGGTTGCCAGTCGGTCAGGCCGCTAGTGACGGGCGGCGGCGCTGCGGGCGGTGACATGCCTACGCGGTTGGCGTTGACCATGGCGTCGATGATCGGGGCGCTGCGTTCAATGTTGAAAGAAGCCCAGTTGAAGCCGTTCCCCCAGGCGAAGATGCACGCGTCCACTTCGTAACCCGGCGCGCGATACTCGGCGGCCTGCGCCTCAATGAGTTCGGCGTAGACTTCGGCGGCAATCGGCTTGTCACCGAGCCAGCCGTCCATCGCCCCACCCCCCACATCATAGCCACACTCAGTGATGACGATGCGCGGCGGCACAATCTTCAGGTCATCCAGGCAGCGGTCAACCCAGAATCTGTAGCGATTGAAGTGCCAGGGTCGTAGCTGTACCGTGTCGGTGCTCGTGGCCACCGGCGCATATTCGTGGAGACCGAGGATGTCGCCAGCCTTGACGACTTCGCGCAGGAGTGCCCCAAGCTCGGGGCTGCTCTTGATCAGGTCTTCGTGAGGGTTGCCCGTGCTGAATCCAGCGACGACCAATCGAGCGGCCTGCGGACGTGCTGCCGAGACGCGACGATAGGCGGCGAGCAGCGCCTGCGCGTCCTCTTCATTCTTGATGACCGGCTCATTCAACCACACGACCGGGATACCCGCCGCCGCCAGGGGTGCGTTGTGTGCCCAGAAAGCATCGGCATTGAACGCGCGGTAATCGGTGTCATCGTCGTACTTGTGGCGGTAGAACACCTCGAATGCCGCGGCCTTCAGTTCCAGCGCCAGCTTCTGCTCATCCAGCACGAGGTGAGGCGCGGACTTCCCCAGGCGCGCGAGTGTTTGGTCAAGGTGATCGCGGCCCAACTGAAGCAGCTGAAGTATATGAAGACCTAGAGCCACGGGTACCCCCTAGTTTTGTGGAGTGTTGGAATGTTCATACGTGATATGTATTGACATCGTGCGCAAAGTGAACTATACTGTTCATATAGTTAAGCAGAATAGTTCATGTGAAAGAGGATAAGATGAACACGGAAGCAATCAAGACTGAAATCGAGAGCATCATTAGCGAAGTCAGCCAACCGGCGCACAAACAGTACCCTGCTTCGAAAACACAGCAGCAAACATTGCGCGCTCTCGGCATTCTGGAACTGGTTCCCGCCCGCCGCGCTGGCAAGCTCGGTTACACCGATGCAGCAGCGGTTATCGAAGCTGCGACGACCGGCAAGCGGCAGGTCGGCGGTTTCAACGCAGACGGCGAAGGCGACGTTGTGACCGTTTCGGGATCACAGTTGTACAAACTACTCAATAGCTAAGTCGTAACTTCACGAAGAAAGGAAAGACCATGTTAGAGGTAACAGCCATTCGCACAGTCAAGCGTCCGATGTTTCAGACGATTCAAAGCAAGGTCAAGTTCAGCGGCTACGACCGACTGACCCCAAAGGCAGCGCGCGGGGCGCTGGAAGTCGCATTCGGCAACGCTAACGGAGGCGATGTCTGGTGGCCCGAAGGTGGCTACGGATACCGCGTCTACAGTAAGAGCGCGCGCAAGCTGCGCTACGAGGGGTAA